CACGCTCTTCGAGATCCCGCCGGGCACGCCGCGGCGCGAGTGCGCCGACCCGAGGTGTCGCGCTTCGATCTGGTGGATCGTCACGGCCAACGGTCGCCGCATGCCGTTGAATCAGGACGGGACGTCTCACTTCTCGACGTGCCCAGGGGCTACCGACTTTCGGAAACGCTAGACGAGCCCGGCCAATGGCGCTAGCGTCGGCGGCATGGCCAACAAGCTCGCGAATGTCAAGGCTACGATCACGTATGTCGATCCGGACGGGTCGACGGTCACCGTCCCGCAAGTGACGCTCGCGTGCCCCTACCAGGGGCAATTGCACGGCGCGATCGATGTCGCCGACGCGGCGGCCGCCGGCACCTTCCCGGTCCCCTTCGGGCCGGTCGGGAAAGCTACTGCGGCGCTGATCGAAAACAAGCTCGGGCAGCCCGTCGACATCTCGATCAACGGCGGCGACCTCGCCTACACCGGGCTCGCGAGCGGGCAGGCGGTCCTTCTCGCTTTCCCGGCGACGCCCGATGACGCGGTCACCTCGATCGACGTGATCACGAACGACCCGCAAACGGGCGATGCGTCGATCGCGTTCCACCTTTGGGGAGACCCGACCTGATGGGGCCGATCGTTCATGGTCGGCCTGCATACCACGCGGGAACGTCCGGGACGCTCGCGCTCGACCCTGGCGAAAAGGTGACCTGGCTCTGGTGCGTCGCAACGGCTGGCGCCGGCTCGCTCACGATCGACGGCGGCGACGCGATCGTGCTCCCCCAGGGCGTGCCGTTTTCGTTCGGCATCGCGGCTGGTGACCCCGACTTCGTCGGCTCTTCGCTCGTGTTCTCGGGCACGGCGTCGTACTTCGTCCAGACGCGCACGTGACCGAAGAGCGCGAGCTCGCGGCGCACGACTACGCGGCGATGCCGCTGCCGGACTTCATCGAAGCGATGAATCCGGATCTGAAAGCGCCCTGGCACCTTCGCCCATACCTCGAGGTCATGGGCGCGCTGGACAAGGGCGGCGTGCGCGTGTGCGTGGCGTGCCCGCCGCAATGCGGGAAGAGCACGACAAGCTTCTACGCGATCGCACACGCACTACTGAAAAACCCCAAGCTTCGCCTTGCGTATGCGACCTATGGGCAAGAGTTCTCCGAGGAGCACTCGCGCATCATCCGCGAGATCTACACGTCGGCCGGCGGGAAGCTGAAGGCCGATCACAACAAGATCTCGCAGTGGAAGACCGAGCAGGGCGGCGGCCTCATCGCGACGTCGTGGAGCGGCGGGTTGTCGGGTCGTCGCGTCGACGTCATGGTCTGCGACGACTTGATCAAAGACGCCGAGATGGCCGAGGACTTGGCGCAGCGCGAACGGATCTGGCGATGGATCAACGGCGTCATGACCCAACGTCTTTGGGTCGGTGGGTCGGTCGTGGTGATCGGGTCGCGCTGGCACCACGACGACCCATCGGGGCGGCTCATCGGGCGCGGGTACACCGAGATCTGTATGCCGGCGGTCACCGAGGACGCAAACGGCGTCGAGCGGTCCATCTGGCCTGAGGTCAAGCCCCTCTCCTTTTTCGACGCTCTCCGAAAGCCGAGCTCGCGCGACTTCATCGGCGAGCACGAATGGCAAGCCGCGTACATGGGAAGGCCGACGCCGCGCGAGGGGTCGCTCTTCGGGCCGGCACGTTTCTACGATCGTTTGCCCGATGGGGCCGAGGTCGTTGTGACCGGGATCGACGTGGCGACAAGCGCAAGCAAGCACTCGGACTTCTCGAGCGGCGTAGCGATCGCCCATCTGAACGGCCTGTATTACGTGCACGACGTGCGACGCGTACGACAGGTGATCGTCGACGTCGAGACGACGATGAAGAGGCTTCGCGACGACTACCCGAAGGCGCGGCTCGCGAGCTACGTGTCCGGGCAAGAGCGGGGGATCTTCGACCTGCTCTTCTACCGAGGGCTAGAGATCGAGCGCTTGCCGGCGCGGCAATCGAAGTGGACGCGCTCGCAACGTTGCGCGCTTGCGTGGAAGGCGGGTCGGATCATGGTGCGTCGCGGCCAGCCATGGACCGCGAAGTTCGTGCGCGAAGTCGAGTACTTCACCGGCGAGGACGGGCACCACGACGACCAGGTCGACGCGCTGGTCTCAGCGTACGACGCGCACGCCGCGACGGCGCCGGTCGGCTGGGCCGGCGGCGGATTCAAGTTCGGCCGCGCCGTGGTATAGCTTCCGGGCATGAGTCGAAAAGAACGCCTTGAGGCGGCTCGCGCCCGACGGGCCGCCGGGATCGAACCGCTGCCGGCGACCGAAGAGCTGCCGCCAAACCATGATCCGCGCCTCGGCCCCCCGCCCCCCGTGATCGCAAAAGCCCCCGAACCGATTCCGATCCCGAGACACCTGAAAGGCCCCTACTCGGTCTGCTGCGGCTGTGGCTCCTACATCGCCGGCGCACTCTGCACGCGGTGCACGTGATGCGCCGACGCTCGCTCGGCATGTCCTCGCTCAGCACCATCGCGGCCGCCGGCCTCTTACGCGGCGCGTCAAGCTCATTGCGCAGCGCGTCATCGGCGAGTAGCTTGCGAGGGGATGGCGAGCGAGTCGACGAACGGGAGCCTTCGGCGGCCGGGGCTGACACGGATCGAGCCGCGGACGAGCCCGCTGCTACTCGACCCGTGGGGTAACGCCTTCGCGCCGCCGCGCGATCCGCTGAAGAAACCGGCTGACCCGAATACGATCTACCGGGATATCCCGATCGTCGCCGTTACTGGCAACTGGACGATCCGGGGCATCCGCGACGCGCTTGCCGCGCACAAGGTTGGCAACTTCGCCGCCGCGTCGATGCTCGTCGACGACACGTTCGGCGACGATCGTGTGCAGGCGACTCTCGGGTCGAGGACCGGCGCGCTCTTCGGCCAGAAGGTCGTGCATAAGCAAGCGCTTGCCGACAAGGATGGCGCGTGCCGCAAGGCGTGGCGGCGGCAGTGGAAGACCATCGCTGCCGATGGCGTGATGGCCGAGCAAAAACGCTGGGCGATCATGATGGGGTTTTCCGTGTCGGAGATCCTTTACGACACGAGCGTGACGCCGTGGCGCATGTACCTCAAGCCGTGGCACCCGCAGTACATCTATTACCGATGGGACATCCGCCGGCTTGTCGCGTCGACGACGGACGGCCCGGTCGTGATCGAGCCAGGCGACGGCAAGTGGTTCGTGCATGCGCCGTTCGGCATGTATCGCGGCTGGATTCACGGCGCCGTTCGGGCGATCGCCGACAAGTGGATCATCAAGCAACTGGCTTGGCGTGACCGTGCCCGATTCAACGAGCGCCACGGCTTGCCGATCATCAAGGCATATGTGCCAGCCGCCGGCGACGCGAAGCAGAAAGAGCTCTTCGTGCAGTCGATGTCGACGATGGGGCAAGAGGCCGTGGTCGGCTTGCCGCAGAACGTCGACGAGACCGGCTATGATCTTGAGCTGCTCGAGGCGCGCGACCGTGCGTCGTCGACATTCCGCGAGACCATCGAGGATGCAGACCGATCGATCATCCTGACGATCAAGAGTCAGAACCTGACCACCGAGGTCAGCGAAGGCTCGATGGCGGCCGCTCGCCAGCATGGCGGCACCGAGCAAGTCACGCTCGAGTTCGACAACGCCACCTTCTCGAAGGACTTTTACGAACAGGTAGCGCGCCCGTTCGCGATGTTCAACTTCGGCGACCCGGACAAGGCGCCGTACTCGTCGTGGGACGTGTCGCCGATCGAGGACCGCGCGGCCGAGGCGCAATCGATTCTAAACGCGTCGACCGCGCTCGCGGCGCTGAAAACCGCCGGCGTGCCCGTCGACGTCGTGGCGTACGCACGCAAGTTCCGGATCCCGATCATCAAGGGCGCGAAGGAGCCCAGCAAGGTCGGAACGATCTTCAAGTATCACCTCGACGCCGGCATCGCGACGGTCAACGAAGTACGCGCGACCCTCGGCTTGCCGCCCATCGAAGGCGGCGACGTGCCGACCAAAGCGCCGGCGGCGAACACGAACGGAGGAGAGAATGCCACCGACGACGCGGCCGAATAGGGCTGTATTCGCAGAGCACGACGACCGGCGCCCGCTGGCTATTCGTCGCGAGGCGATCGGCGCCACGTACCGCACGCGCAAGCTCGAAGACATTGCTGAAGTGGTCGACGGCGTCGCCGTGCTTTCTATTCGCGGCCCTCTCGAGCATCACGGCAGCGGGGGATGGTGGTGCTACTGGGAGAACTACGAAGACCTGGCGGCCGAGTTCAAGACGGCCATAGAGGATCCTTCGGTGCGATCCGTCGTGCTCAAGTTCGATTCGCCCGGCGGCGAGTGCGCCGGACTGAACGAGACCGTATCGATCATGAAGGGCATGAAAGAGGCGGCGGGAAAACCCGTCTACGCCTACGTCGACGAGGCTTGCTACTCGGCCGCGTACGCGCTCGCAATGGTCGCCGACGCGATCTACCTGCCCGAGTCCGGCGGCGTTGGATCGATCGGCGTTATCACCGCGCTGCTCGACGTCACGAAGATGAACGAGAAGATGGGTGTGCGCGTCGAGGTCGTGGCGAGCGGCACGAAGAAAACCGACGGCCACCCGTGCGTCGAGATCTCGGACGGCGCGCGCAAGCGTACGCAGAAACAGGTCGACAAGCTCGCTATGGCTTTCTTCGAGCTCGTTGCCGAAGGGCGCGGGCTCGACGTCGACACGATCGAGGGATTCGAGGCCGGCGTGTTCAGCGGCCAAGATGCCGTCGACGCCGGCCTCGCAGATGGCGTGATGTCGCTTCAAGAGTGCTTGACAATCGCTCGCGAAGGTTCTAGCGCTTCAAAGAATAACGCACCGCGTCAAAGCGGGAAGGAAAGCAAGATGCCCCCTGCAAACACCGCAGCGTCGAAGGCTCTCTCGGATGCACACAAGGCGCTCGGCGCCGCGAAGACCGATGCGGAGCGCGCCCTCGCTGCGGCTCGCGTCGTCGCGGCCCCGGCAGCGCCCGCCCCCACCGAGCCGCTCGCCAAGGTGAAGAAGACCAAGACCGTTACGACCGATACCCACGAGGAGGAGATCGACGACGGCGAGCCCGAAGAGGATGACGACGAGGATGAGGGCGACGACGAGGACGCGGAAAGCGAGAGCGCTGACGCGGATGCCGAGGGTGAAGAGGGCGGGAAGTACAAGGGCGCGAAGGTCGCCGCCGCGACCATCGACGCCACGAAAGACGGCCTGCTGCGCCTCGCTCGTCAGATCACCGGCAAGCGGTCGATCGAGGAGGTCATGGGCGCACTGCATGCGACGTGGCAAGCGAGCAAGAAAGCCGCGACCCTCGCCAGCAAGGTCGCGAAGCTCGAGGCCGACGCGACGGCGACCCGCATCCAGTCGCTCATTGCGCAGGGGATGAAAGCCGGCAAGCTGTCGGCCGGACAGAAGGCCTGGGCGAAGACACTCACGCCGGCCGCGCTGAAGGCCTATCTCGACTCGGCGCCCAAGATGGTTCAGGCCGTCGACGAGGGGCATACCGAGGCGAAGGTCGAGGGCGTTGGCCCCGGCGCCGTGACCGCCGAGATGGCGAAGATCTGGCGCAAGCAAGGCTTTGCCGAGAAGGACTTCCCGGCATTGCTGGCAACGATGAACGGCGCCACTAACGGCGCGAACGGAGCGAGCTGATGAGCGCACTCGAAGCAAATCGGGACACGCCTGAAATGGAGCTGATCCCCGGCATCGCTGCGCGATGCTTGCCGGTCGCCGAAGGCGAGAAGCTTTACGCCGGCGCCTTCGTATGCACCAACGCGCAAGGGCGCGCCGTCGCTGGCGTCACCGCTACCGGGCTCATTCCTGCCGGCCGCTGCGAGGCGCTGGCGGACAACAGCGATGGCCTCGACGACGCGATCAACGTCAACGCGAAGCCCGGCGTATACCGTTGGGCGAACGGCGACTCGATCACCAATTCGTCTCGCGGCGCGGTCTGCTACCTCGGCGACGACCAGACCGTCTACTCGACGGACGGCGGCGGCACGCGTAGCAAGGCCGGCGTCATCGTCGACGTCGACGATGACGGCGTTTGGGTGGCGACCGGCTTCGAGGTGTTCTCGAATCCGGCGGCGACGCCCAGCGGGACCATCCAGAAGCGAACGGTGACCGTCGACTATACCGACTTCACCGCGACCGCGGATGGCGTCGACGAGAGCATCAACGTTGGCGCGGCACTGCCCGCGAACGCGGTCCTCGTCGCGGCGAAGTACACGATCAACACGCCCTTCGCCGGCGCTGGCGTCGCGACGTTGACGATGATCGTCGGCTATTCGGGGGACACCAACGGCGTCTTCGAGGCCGTCGACATCTTCGGCGACTCGGCCGCCAACTACGGCGGCACGCTCGGGACCGCGATGGGGCCGGCGCTGGCCGACTCGAAGCAGCTCGTCGCGAACTTCGACCCCGATTCGTCGGCCGGACTCGACGAGCTCACGGCGGGCAACATCACCATCGACGTCTACTACATCGTAGCGTTCTGAAAGGCCGACCATGGATCTCACACCGAGCAATCTGCAGATCTTCTTCACCGGCCTCTCGACGCTGTACCAACAGGGCTACACGATGGTGGCGCCCTGGTGGAGCCAAGTCGCGATGGATGTGCCGAGCGACACCGAGCTCGAGACCTTCGGCTGGATGGACATCGGCGACAAGATGCGCGAATGGCTTGGCCCTCGCCAAGCCAAGAACAGCGCGCTCCGCAGCCGCTCGCTCACCAATCGCGACTTCGAGCTCACTCGAGCGATCCCGCGCAACAAGTTCCTCGACGACAAGCTAGGCCTTTACGGGCCGCTCGCGAAGGACATGGGCTGGCAGGCGGCCAAGCTGCATGACATCGAGGTCGCGAAGAAGATGCAGGAGAACCCGATCTGTTTCGACGGCAAGGCCTTCTTCGCAGTCGACCACCCGCTCGACATCGACAACCCGGCCGCATTCAGCGGGGCGGTGAACAACAACCTGATGGATCTGGCGTTGACGCCGACGAACTTCGGTCTCGCGCGCGCGCGTATGCGTGGCTTCCGACATCGCAACGGGCAGCCCGCCGGCTCGCGGCCGTCGCTCCTCGTCGTGCCGCCGTCTCTCGGCGACATGGCGACGACAATCCTGCAGGCGGAAAGCATCGTGTCGCTCGCGGCCGGTGCGAACCTCGGAGATGGCGACGTCGCAACGGCTACGAACATCTACCGCGGCTCGTGCAAGATGCTCATCATCGATGAGCTCGAGACCGAGCCGGACTCCTGGTACCTGCTCGACAACGAGGGGATCATCAAACCCTTCCTCGTGCAGATCCGACAGGCGGCCAACTTCGTCAGTCTGAACAACCCGACCGACCCGAACGTGTTCTTCAACAAACAGTTCATCTTCGGTGTCGACTCGCGATCGGCTTACGACGTCACCCTGCCAGTCAAGGCGCTCAAGTCGACGCCTGGGGCTTGATCATGGCGGCGCCGCCGTACGCCGTCCTCTCAGATCTCGAGATGGTCGTCCCCGCGGCGGCCATCTCGGGTATCTCGACGACGATTCGGCAGCGCTTGCTAGACGCGCGCAATCAGTTCGCCGACGACAAGATGCGGGCTCGTTACCGCTTGCCGCTCGGCACGCCGTACCCGGAGAGTCTTACGCTGAACGTCGCCATCCTCACCGTGTTCGACTGCATGAACGTGCGCGGATACAATCCCGTGGCGGGGCAGGATGCGAACTTCGCTCTTCGCGCCGAGATGGCGCTCAAGTGGTTCGACGACGTCGAGCGCCAGCGCGCGCACCCGAATGTGATCGAGGCCGGCGGAGGCGATGCGCAGTACCCGGCGCCGAAGGTAATCTCTCGACCACGGCAAGGATGGTGACGCATGCCCTCCTTTCGCCGCCTGGTTGAAAACCTGTCCGAGCTCGCGACGGTGCCGAGTCGCGCCAGCGCGGGCGCGTGCGAGAAGATCGCTACGCTGATCGACGAGCAGTTCACCGACGGGACCGATCCGTACGGCAAGCGCTGGGCGCCGCTTACGAGGGCCACGCTGAAGCGTCGCCCGTGGCGCAAGCCACCACCGTTGACGGACACTGAACGGATGCGCGGCTCGGTGCGGGTCACGCCCATGCGCGGGTCTGGCATCCAGATCACCATCGACGGCGACCCGTCCAACTTCCACCAGACCGGCACGGTGCACATGGTTGCCCGCACGATCCTGCCCGACGGGCCGGCGTTGCCGGAGTCGTGGCAAGAGGCGATCGAGGATTCGGTCGAAGAGGCTTTCGCGAAAGTGCGGAGGACCGCGTAATGGGTGCCATCCGATCCATCGTCGAACGGATCTCCGACGAGGTCGTCGATCGCCTCGCCGACGCCGGCTATCCGCCGCTCACCGACGGCCGGATCCTATTCGGCCTCGCCGCGGTGCACGAGAACAGTCGGCCGCCGCGTATCATCATGGAACCGGTAGGATCGGCGTTCTCGATGCGCGACATCTACAGCGCGAGCGCTGTCGCCGCGACACAAGAGCGGCGCGAGCAGAACGCCCAGAGAGCCATCGAGCAAGAGGCTATGCAGTTCGCCGTGCGCTTTTGGGGCGCGGCCGATCCCGACGCGCCCGACTACGATCCGGTCGACGATTACGACGTGACGCGCGCGCTGTATCACTGCTTCATCGCGGCCGTACAGAAGCTCGCCGCGGGCTCCTTCACCATCAACGACACCGGGAAGTACACGACGGGCACCGAGCACGTGCGGCTCGGTCGCGAGTTCGTTCGCGGCCTCACGCTGTACACGCCCGTCCTGACGTCGCTATTGCCGTACGATCGTGCACGACAATACGCGCCCGATGATGTAGTTGCTAACAGCACAGACAATCTGGTGATCCCGACCGGCCAGTCCGAAACCGCATGCTGAGGATAAGAACATGACAACCGGCGATCTCGAATTGGAAGTTTTGGATGGCGGCGCTGGTGTCGTCGTCGTGCCGGCGAGCTCGGTCTTCGTCGTGATCGGGCCGGCCACCGGCGGCGATGTCGAGCAAGTGGTCGCGACGCGCAACCCGAACACGCTGAAGAGCGTGTTCACCGGCGGCCCGCTCGTCGAGGCCGGCGGTCTCATCATCGCGGCCGGCGGCACCGTGCTCGCCATGCGCGGCACCACGAACGTGGCCGGCGAGGCGAGCGACGTCACCATGACCCGCGTGGGGTCCTCAACGTGCGAGATCACTGTCACCGGCGAGCCTGTCGATGAGTACTACGTGGTCGTGAAGATCACGAAGGGCGGCACCGTCGGCGACGCAGGGATCCGATTCAAGCTCTCGCTCGACGCCGGCCGGTCTTACGGACCCGAGCTCGCGCTTGGCGTCGCGACGTCGTACGAGATCCTCGATACCGGTCTGACCCTCGAATTCGGGACCGGCACGCTTGAGAAGGGCGACACCGCGAAGTTCGGATGCTCGCCTCCGAAGCTCGACACGGCAGCGGTGCAGGCGTGCGTTACAGCGCTGAAGCTGTCGCCGTACGCGATCACCGGATGGGGCGGCGGCCTCGTCGTGACGCCGTTCAGCGGCGCCGATCAGGCGACGATCGAGACGTACCTCGACGAACTCGCGGAGAACAAGACGTTCACGCGGTTCATCACCGAGCTCGCCGACGTATCGCCGCCCGAGATCTGGGGCGGCACCGGTGAAGACGAGTCGACCTGGATGACGAACCTCGGCACCGAGATGTCCTCGCTGTCCGCGGTGCGCCTGTCGCCGTGCGGCGGCAACTACAACATGCCGTCGGCGTATCCGACGCGACTTTGCGGAACGCCGAAGTATCGCCGTAACGGCGCGTGGGCGCTGGCGTGTCGCCAGGTCACGATCCCGGCGCAGCGTCACGCCGGCCGAGTGAGCGATGGTGGGCTGGCGCAGATCGTCGTGGACAAGGTCAACGACCCGTCTGACGGCTTCGTGTACCACGACGAGCGCACGACCCCGGGCCTGAACGACTTCCGCTGCACGAGCTTCCGCACGCGCCTCGGCAAGCCCGGCATCTTCGTGCGTGACCCGCGGCTCGCCTCGCCGCCGGGCTCGGTCTTCACCTTGCTGCCGCTCGGCAACGTGATGGATATCGGGTGCACCATCCTGAACCAGACCGGCGAGCAGTACATCAACGCCGACATCCTTTTGAACGACAACGGCACGATCGCCGAGAAGGAGGCTCAGGCCATCGAGCGGGCCATCCTCGGCGCTTTCAACGTCAACATGACGTCGAAGAAGATGATCTCGAACGCAACGGTCGCCGTCGACCGTTCGAACAACGTGCGCGCGGATAGCGAGGTCAACATCGCGGCCACGCTCTACTCGCGCGGATACATCCTGCAGATCAACGCTACGATCGGATTCGCGTCGCCCTTCGCGGCGACCGGGAGCTAAGTCATGGCTGACGAACTCGCATTCCCGCTCATCAACGGTCGCCGGCACGGCTTCGCGTCGATCTCGCTGAAGTGGCAGCTGCCCAACGGCAAGACGATCCCGATGTACATCAAGAGCATCAACTACTCGCGCACGCGCACGAGGGGCATGCTCCGAATGAACCATCCAGATCCGATCGCGAAGACGCTCGGCGAGAACGAGTACTCGGCCGACGTCGAGATCCCGCTTGCCGAGCTGATGCTACTCATCGGCGAGCTTGGCCCCGGCTACGGCGACATCGCGTTCACTACGCTGGTCACCTATGGCGAGGACGGGTTCACGACGGTCACCGATGAGATCCTGAATTGCACGATCGACTCGACCGAGGTCTCGCAATCGCAAGGGCCTGACCCGCTCATGAGAAAGCTGAATCTCAATCCGACGAAGGTCCTTTTCAACGGCGTCGACGATCTCGCCGTGCCGCTCGCTCCACCCACCTAAAACCGTTTCTCGGTCAGGCGACGGCCTGACCTGGGCGCACTCGGCGACGGCCGACTAAGTGCCCTCCTATTCTAAAGGAGGATGCCCAATGTCGAAGTTTGTTCCGGTTACGATCTCGGACGAGCAGCTCGCCGCGCTCGACGAGCTGCACGATGACGTGATGGTATTCAAGGGTCACGCCGAGCTCGCGCCCTGGCTTTGCGTCGTGCGTCGCCCGACGGCCGAAGAGGCCACGGCATACAAGGCGATGGCGAACGACCCTGCGAAGAAGACGGCGGCGAACACGAAGCTGGTCACCGCGATCGCCGTGTGGCCACCGAAGGACTCCGACGACTGGAAACGTCAATACACGCGCTGGCCCCTCTTCCCAGATGGGCTCGTCGCAAACAAGCGCTTCGAGGCTTTCTGCGGAATCGAGGGGATCATCGACGCGCGGGAAAAATGATCACCTCGTGCCGAGTTACCCAGGATGTGCACGAGGGACACTTCGCCGAAGGGCTAACGCTTTGGATGCGCGGCGGCAGCGAACCTGGAGCTGTCGCCGCGAGCAGGTTGCTTGCTGAAACGATCCAGATGTGGCGAACGGTTCTGAAGTCGAAGTTCAAAAAACCTGGGTAGTACCCGAGCTCGGGTATTACCAGCTCGAGCGGAGCAAAAGCGCGTGGTCTACACGGAAACCATCAAGCTCGAAGACCAGGTCAGCGGACCTGCTAACGCAGCCGCCGGCGCCCTCTCCAAGGCGGCCGACGGCGCGCTGAACTTCGGGCAACGCATGGCCGCCCTGCGCGAGTCACGCAAGCCGCTCGGCTCGGCGCCCGAAGCGATCTCCAAAACGGACGGCGCGCTTCAGAATCTCGCGAAGTCGGAAGGCGAGGCGGGTGCCGGCGGCGCGGCGCTTGAAGGCGAGATGGCGGCGCTCAGTGGCGGACTGACCGTAGTGGCATCCGCCGCGGGTGCCGTGATCGCAACGTTCGGCGCTCTAGTGCTTGCCGGCGCCAAGTTCGCGATCGAGATGTCCGAGGCCAAGCGGGCATCGCTGTCGCTATGGTCGGCGCTCGGGCAGGGCGCGATCTCGGGGGCAGAGGTCGACGACATGCTCGACGACCTGCGCGCGTCGACAGGTCTCACGAAAGAGGCGCTCGGACCGCTCACCGAAGGGTTCCTTCGGATGGGGATCACGTCGAAGGATGCGCTCGAAGGACTCACGGTCGCCGCCGCAAGTGCCGAGGCGCTCGCGAAGGGCGGCGGCGAGGCGTTTACCAAGCTGTTCCAGCAAGTCGACACGGCGGCCGAGGCGGGGCAAAAGCTCTCTATCCCGTACAAAAAACTGCAGTCGCAGCTTGTCGCGATGGGGCTCAACGTCGACGACCTGTCGAAGGCGATGGGCATGAGCGCCAACGAGCTCACGGCCGGCCTGAAAGCGGGCACGATCGACGCGCGGAAGTTCGGCGACGCCATGCAGGACGCTGTGACGAAGAAGGGGGTCGGCCCGCTGAAGCAGCTCGCCAATAGTTCGGCGAACCTGGGGAAGCTTCTCGAGGAGTACCTGGGCGACCTATTCGAAGACCTGGGCGACAGCGTGGCGCCGTTCATGGCCGAAGTGAAGTCTCTGTTCGGGATCCTCGACAGCAAGACGAGTCCAGCCGGCCAGGCGCTGAAGGATGCGATCGGCGGGTTCTTCAAGCAAGTGTTTGCGTGGGCCACGAAGGTCGTTCCCATGGTGAAGCACTTTCTGCTCGACATGGTGATCTATGGCCTGCAGGCGTACATCGCGCTGAAACCGATCGTGAAAACGATCAAAGAGTTCTTCGAGTCGGCCGAAGGCGGGGCTGCGCTCAACGGCATCCTGACGTTGATCAAGGCGTCGATGATTGGCGCAGGCATTGCC